AGGTTAGCTGGGTAGAACTCCCCATGCGAAGGGAGAGAGCCTTTAATTCCAACTCAAGTTGCTCCATACGAGCTTTATCTTGAGATTCCTTAGAAGGCTCTTGAGATTCAACAATGTGAACCGGAACTTTGGTTGTTCCAGTGGTGATGTCTTGTAATCGTCGCTTCATGTTGTTGGTCACAGGTCTCAAACCTGGGCTAGCAAAATCGACTGCAGAAAAGTAGGCTTGGCCATTGGCTGGCGGGAAACCTTGTGGTATACCACTACTGACAGGACTAGTGGCATTGACAGCATCTGAAGCTGTCGCATACAACGAAAAACTTGTTGTAATCACTGCAGGCGTTATGCAAAAGTAGGTCACGAAGGCTTGTAGGTAACCAACAGAGAAGTTAAAATACACGATGTACTTGGTTGAAACTGTTAGCTTGGTAGTAGCAGCACCAAGTTGAAAAGTCATTGGTGCCCACGCACCAGGGCTTCCGACTTTGAGCTCGTTAACAGCAGGGGCACCACTAGTGGTGTTCAATGTAACATAAGCATTCAAATCCTCAGTGTTCAGGACAGGTTCATAAAGGACAACCTTATAGTTGAACCAAATGAAACCAGGAGCTGTGGATATTGCATTTAATGCTACAATCTTAATGATGCCTTGGAGAGTTAATCTGTTCTCACCCTCCAAATCTGGAGCTAAATAGTATTCACGACCCTTCTCACTATCCAGCTTTGGTTTGAATGAGAAGGGGAGGGAGACAGGTTGGGAATCAGCACCTGGTGTTGTCATGAGTGCTTGGATGTATCTAATTACGCCTTGCTCGCCTGGATCTAACTCAGGATCTTGAATCAAGGACATTAACAATGCACCGGTGGCAGCAGTTCCAGATGTGGGCAGAAAGTGTATGGTGAAACTTTCAAATCTGAACTTGGTGTACAACCGGGAATATAATGCCAACCTTGACCCTGATATGGCTAAAGGGTTTAGAGGTATTTCCAAAGCATCATAATACTGAGACAACGAACCGGGCACTTGCCCAATTAAGTCTTGACTGACTACAACATGGGCATCTTGGCCTTTGTATCTCCCTTGTTTGATACTAAATCTGTATTTGGGCATTCTGGTAACGACAGTACTAGGTACTGCAATCGACTCAAAATCACTCCTTTTCCTCTTAGCTTTATTTACAGTTTTCTTAACTCGAGGTTGGGGAGCTTTTGGCTTGTGGTTTCTTTTCTTCTTGGATTTACCATTGCTAGACATTTTCTCAATGATCTTTTCACCAGCTTTCATAGCTAATGCTGTTGCAACTTGTTCCATTCTACTCAGGCGGCCACCAAACACTTGCATCTATAACGCGCCTAGTTGCAAAGCTATATTTCTAGGATTGGCGCAAATTGGTTGGCTTACCAACGTTCAAAGACGTCTGTTGTCTGCAACCTGATAGGAGGCGGCGGAGTTTCGACGTTTTCAAGAACGAAGTGCATAAGAGCAGCTAGCACATTCTTAGGGATCTGTGTGCTCAAGCGTGGAAAGTTAATAGGACAGTCGTCGAGATGCTCAACCATCAACACCTTAGTGCTGATTGCCTTTACGGCTTCCCTGAATAGCTTATCTCCGGTAACCAAGATAGCATCCTCAGGAGGGATGGTTTTGAGAACATTCAACAGCAATTTGTCTGCTGCATCAGGTTGTGTCGGTACGATGCGTGCACATATTGTGCCGAGGTCGTGTTCCCTCGTAGCACAAAACTTCTTCCAGGGCTCCATATGATCACTATTGCCAACTATGTAAGTAGTTGTAGCACGCAACAATGGTCGGGACCTCGGGGGTGCGCATTGATCAGCATCAATCAACACATTCTTGAAAGGATAAGCAATGGACAATTCCTTTCGTAAAGCAAACAGCTTAGCTGCATGTTGGCTCTCATGTACTGGCTCCTTGACAGGATCAATAGCTTTCACTTGCGTGAGCATATCCCTTGCTGCCAACAATTGGGCTTCACTCTTGTTGTTACCAACACCTTGAGCAACATATTCTTGTCCAAGGATTTTGAGTGTTACAGTGCAAGTAAACGTGGGCATGTGAGACGGACCACTTCCAACAAAAGTAAATGCTGGTTGTGGCCATCCAAATTTGGAGCAAAGCTCGCAAAGCGCTGACTTGTAATTCACTGTATTGCCATTTAGGATGTGCATAAGCTTGTTCCAGGCAGTTGTTGTTAATGACCAAGCACAATCAATAATAGCCTCGCAGCCTGGCGCGAGGAGCTTAAGGTCATCTAATGTTTTGGACACACGAGACGGGGTGAAAGAGACTGGGCGATGAGGGAAAGAACTCCTAGTGAATAAATCATTCAACCAGGCATGTATTGAAACAACCAGTGCAAAATTCATAGGGGATGATCTTGCCAGCCAAGCCATAGGAATATGTAAAAACCTGGACAACACCCCGCACACGGCAAACAAATTGGCTGCTGTCGCATCCAACTGTCCACCAGCTAGGAGTGCCTGTCTGATGAAGAGAATGTTGATGATCTCAACTCCTATTAAGTACTTGTTGATCCATGGAAACATCATTCGCAACCCCTCTTCAAGAACAGGGGCCACTAATACATTGTAAATGTCTAATGCTGAATACAAATTGGGCTGTTGGAACAAACTCCTAAGACAGTGATTGTCCCACCACAGCAATAAAATAATTGCTGATTTCAACACTTTCGGATTTACATTCAAAAGTGAAAAGAGTGGAACTTGTGACTTTCGGGGTTGATCGACAGCTGGGCAGTCGACATTAACAATATGGTCAATGTATGGATGGTGAATAGTACAAGGTAGAGATGAAATGGTGTCAATCAAACGTTCCAATTCGTCAAAGTGGTTTATCTTGAGGTCATATAAATGCTCAAGCATGGCATAGGTATCAGGGCTTGCTTCGTGATGTTTCTCAGCGTGAATCTTCTCTTCATAGGGAAGCTCGAGGGGTTTCCTGTGTGCGGTCAACTCAATAACTTTGGTCATTAGCCTCCTAAGTACTGGGATAAAACTGCAGTCGCGTTCCAGACCCTGGGCAACAGCTAATAACCAGCGTTGACCCGTTGAGTCTGAATAATCATTCTTGGAATAGAATGTTTTAGAAAGGATGCGCCCAATTTTGGGTCCAAAGCACAAACCATCAGCAGTTGGGTAAAATCGACCGGAGCAATACTCGGCGTCATACATGGAGCTCAAAAGGCAATGTTCAACTCTAAATCCAGCTTCCAACCAAACCAAATTTGCTGCACTGAAGTAATCACGTGCATACTGTTCAATAGTCAAGACAAGGATATCGTCACCAACGGAGAATATCACTATCAGATGGTCTGGAACTCTTGCGAGGTCCTTGGCAAGCAAGTTGCCGCTACCACTAATAGCTGTGTCTCCACTGGATGTGTCACCTTCACCAGATTTAACAGTGTACGTTACGTAGTACTTCACGCCGTGTTTAGTATACCCACGGGTTTTGGTTGAGTGTTGTAGAATCTCACTGATGCTAGCCTTTGTGCATCTAAACCGCTTATATGGCCTATTCTTTAATTGGATGGCCTCCTTTCCACAATGTGCGTCAAAACGACTTTGGTCACTCTCATAAATGAAGACTCGACCATACTTTGACAACCTCTCGAGATGGAATTCAACAGCTGATCCTAACGTTTCAGCAGTCATACCACTAGTATAGACAATACACGTTGTGGGACGTGTTTCGTCATCGGCTCTTATCTTGCCGTGTGTAACCTCCGCATTCCAGCACCAAGCAAGATACTTGGTGAAGGCAAATGTAATTGGACCAGTCTTGACTTGATAATCAGGGTGGCGGCCCTGAATCAGACGTGGGTCATACAGATCAAAGTTCTGTTCAGAATCCTGTGCCTCAGGATGTGCCTTCAATACATGTTCGCGTTTTACAAAACCATCAACTCCTGGGTTAACCGAATGGCTAGTCGCCTTAAGCTCCAGGTAGGCCTTTGTGAGTTCATTGCGTCTCTTCTCAGGGAAACGTTTGACCCAAACCCAAAATTTAGGGGCTTTGAGTCTCTTGCCTTCCATGTATGGTCCACTTGGAAGGACTGGTAGTGCTGCATCATATGTCTTAGTCATCATAGCAAAGATGACCGGTGAAGGATCTGGTCTTTCTAAACAACCCCTATTTGTGACTGCTATAGCTTCATTGTGGACACAGGACCTAGAAATGACTGGAATTCGAGGCCTAATGCCAGCCCCAAATAAGGTCAGTCCATGGTGTTCAACGCAGTACATATTATCAGGTAATTTGACCCACGAATCTTCATGAAGTTGTGTAAGCTTCCTACCATCATTGCACACATCTGGGTAGTGTAATGGTTCATGATACTCAATCCTACTACCATCACTTGGGCCAGTTGCAACCTGCACCCTTTTAATCTTATGAGTGCCTTGCTTTGCAGCATGTACCATCAA